AGTACAGAAACATGCCCATGGAGGCCAGCAGAATGGTCACCAAGACCACAATTACAAATGCCCATACCCTGACCTCAATCTCGTCAGCGTTAAGGCGATTATTTGGTTTGTATCCAACTGTTGGCATTACTTTTTCTCCTCAGGTTTAACCAGCATTTCAGGGCAAGTGCCTGACGCTGTACAAATTGGTGGTTTACATTCGGCATTTTGCCAGTTTGATGGGTCTTGGCATGGATAACGATATCGATCATCGCAGCCAGTCAGCAAAACAAGCGCAACAGATAAAATCCAAATTTCATATACGTTCATTTTTCTCCCTCTGCTTTCTTTCAATTTCCCGTCTGAGTTTTTCAACCTTTTCAAGTTGCACTTTGGCCTCGTGCTTTGCCTCTAGGATGTCGAGGTACAACATGCCCAGCATTGGAAGCATCAGTGCGACCAAAACAACAGCAGCAATCCATCCCACTAGGTCTTCCTCAAATGACTTACGAACAGGAACCACATCCACAGGTACAGGAGGAAGAGTGAAGTCACTAGCAGATACGCTGACTTTTCTCGCAAGTTTCTTTTTGACTCCTCCCGTTGCCATGCTTTGTATCGCTCCTTTGCCTCTTGCTTCAGTCTAGCCCCATCTTGTTCGGCGCTTATGACATCTCGCATCTCAAACACTTTGCTATACAAAGCCCCCATTTCGGGAGGGGACTGGTACACCATAGTCTCTCGTATGGTTACCTCTAATTCTGCCATCTGATCAAGCGCCATCACCCTCTTGAGTGCGGCTTCCATCAGGTTGGCTTCAGGATCGTAGACCGTCCTTGATCGCTCTTCCTCTTCGCGGATATGAGCTTGTAGTTGAGTTTGCAGCTTGAAGAACGTAGTGAGCTGGGCAACGATGTCGACCATCACTTGCGTTTCATTTACAGCTACATACTTCTCCTTCTTTTTTGTCTGTTGGACAGGCTGTTCGGTCTTGGGTTTTGCTCCGAAGAGTTTTGCCCAAAATCCCTGCACCTCACGGGCAACACCAACAACTTCTTCAACAGTGGACTTGACCTCCATAAAAGAGGTCTTGGCCTGCTTATAGAGTTCGCATCCTTCCTTGATGGCGGCAACGCAAGCATTGGCGGCAAAGAGGATGCTGATTGGGTCAATTTTGCTCTACCTATTTTTCTGTCATGAGAATGGCTATTGCATTTTCAGGAATGTCAATTACAGCTTGTAAACCATTTTTAATTCTTGCGTAACTTCTTTCAGAAATGGATACTCCGTTGCAAATAATTGAACCGCCCACGCACAATAAATAAGCTTCTTTAGATGATCCAATTACTGTTTTTGTTACGGGCGTGTTTAAAAGTTCAAAGTTAAATTCTTTTTGTCGCTGATTGTTATTGACGCATATCCACGATGTCCCGTTACTTCCCGCACGATATTCAACTGAACCGCCAGTGATTGACTGTAGATCAATTAAGTTTTTTTCATTGCACTCAAACAACAATCCACTGCTAGATGTAATAGTCGCACCGCCCTGATAAACATAAACAGATAAATTGCGCTGACCGACCTCAGAATAATTCCCAAAAAAACTTTCATTGGCGTTCATAATTCCGTAGCAAAGCATAAAAGCTCTACATTGAATAATATTTTGAACAATCATATTTCTACCTCATTGGAAAAACCCTCTGAGCTAGTCAGGTCAGAAATTGAATAACTTATTTCTTGACCAACAAAGGATTTGAGGCTGTCTATTAGTTGTTGATTTTGTACAAAAGACTCTTTTATTTTTTGTTGTTCAGCCATGTGAACTCCAGCTTGACCAATTCTTTTGACTAGTTCTTCTGCGTCAGTTATATCAGGCCACATAGACATTGGCTGATAGGCATACGATTGATAGACAGATGGATCTTGTGATGCTGTTTCATCAGATGCAAAACTCACAATCAATGAATGTGATTCATCATCATACCCAACAATTTTCATTTTCAGTGTTTGCATATAACTTCCTTAAGATACGTTTCCTTGCCTTGTTCCTGTAGCAGGCCAAGTTACAAATGGGTTTCCAACAAGATAAGAGCCAGTTGCGCCTCCACCGCCACCAGGCGTTAACTGCACAGTTTGCCCACCACCCTTAGTAGCGTTTCCTCCCGATGATCCTGCGGCTCCTCTGCCGCCACCAGTGCCACCAGCGCCACTTGTAGCAAAATTTCCAGGAGTACTTCTAGCAGCACCACCACCACCACCGCTAGAAGATGGCCCAGGGGAACCAGGGTTTCCAGGAAGTGTTCTAGTTGGATTTGTTGCTGGGCTGGATGCAGCAGAGCCTCCTGTCCCTCCCCCGCCATTATTTGTTCCTGCGCCACCACCACCGCCGCTGCCACCTATAAAGTTTTGATTTTTTGGATTGTCATATGCAGCAGCGCCACCACCTCCACCACCTCCACCACCCGCAGCAATAGTGCCATTATTGGTTATAACAGTAGGTCGGTTAATGTAGATGGCGTTGCCACCGCCACTACCGCCACTACCATTTGTTGCATTTCCTTGAGGAATAGTTGCATTTCCGCCATTACCACCGCCGCCGCCCATACCCTGAATCACGCCGTTGTTAACAATTGTTACAGTGTCTGCGGGGTTAAAAGCACTTGGCACAAGCATGGCATAAGAGCCAGTAGATGAGCTTCCAACAGTTCCAGGTACGGTAACGGTTAAATCTGAAACGCCTGCAACATACGAGCCGCCACGGTTTGTATAAACATCATAGTTGTTGCCTGATGCCGTCAATGAAATAGCAACTCTGTTTGACTTTCCATAAAAGTTTCCAAGAGAAATTGTTCCCGATGGAACGCCAGCTAAAGTTCGATATGAAGCTTGGTTAATATTTGCCGTAGTTGTTCCAGGCTGTCCAAGCTCTACGTTAATAGCATTAAATGATATAGGGCCTGATGCTGGAAGCGTCATGTCTTAACTCTTGCCAAACAAATTGTGGCTGAGAAAACCTATGACTGAACTGATAGCCGACACCACAGCAATACCAACCCACACACCACCCTTGCCTTTGTTGACCAAGGCAATGAGTTCTTCAATGGATGCCTCAAGCTTGTCCAGCTTCTTTTCTAGGTTCTCTACTTTGGCGGTTAGGGCGCCATAAGCAATTGGATCAATTTCACCCATGATGTTCTCACTGTTTAAGTTGTAGAGGATCGCCAATGCCGCGCATCATTGAGCCGCCACCGCCACCAAGTTGTGGTGCTGGGCGTAATGAAGGGGGGGGCACGGCAGTTAAAGGCAAGTTTGGCAATGAAGCTCTTGGGGTAATTCCTCTTTCTTGGCGAACAGATTTTGGAATGTCGCTGTATTTTGGACGCATGGTTACATTTTTGTAAACCTCTTCCATCTCTTTGTGTGATGCAAAAGGCTTTCCGTTGTTGTACTGATCAATAAATGCCTGTGCGCCTCCAGCGCCATGAACAGTAGTCAACCAAGACATGCCTTTACCCCAACCTTCGGGCATGGCTATTTTTTCTTTTGGAGCCTTTTTGGGAGGCACAGCAGCTTTAGGAGCGGCCTCAGGAGGAGGAGCTGGCGCTTTGGGTGTCTCAGCTATTGGGGCAGCAGGCTTGGCCTCTTGTACAGGCGTTGCTGGTGCTTGAGACGCTGGTGTCTTTGGTGTCTCAGCGGCTGCGGCTTCTTGATTGCGAACAGTGTTTGCCAACATCTCTGCTTGAGTGACATCATTAATTGGCACATCACCCAAACCAAATCTATTTTTTAAATCGTTAAAGTCATACCCATATCTGTTTTTGATGTCAGTGGCAATTTGCGTTTCTTTGGCGCTCATGCCCTTGGGTGTGGTTTCAATAGTTTGATTGCCATAGTTGCCAGCTTCAAATGTTCTTGACTTGATGTTGTTGGGTGGCGGTTCTGCTGAACCAAATGTTGGCTCAACTTTTGGCTGAATAGGTTTTTCTTCTTTCTTTCCACCAAGAAATTTGTCAGCTATCTTATAGCCACCATATGCAAGAACAGGAACGCTCGCTACCAAACTACCTTTTTCAAGGTCGGTCAATGAATTCCATGCACCTTCAAGGTCACCTTCTGCAATTTTGTCATTGATAGACCCTCTTGCTGGTGGCGCTGATCCAGCTTTCTCAATCCTTTTAAAAGCGGCGGGAGCGGCATTTTGTAAGGAAGCGTCCCCTGCCTTCATCTCTGAAATTAAACTTTCAGCAGTTCCCGCATCGGGCAAATCTCTACTTGTTCTGTCGGCTGGCAAACTTAAATCAGTACCCCTAGTGTCAACTGGTGCTTTTGTTTTTCCAACTGGTTTAGCATTTGCACTGTAATTTTTTTGAGCTATAGCAATTAACTCATCATCGGTAGCATCATCAGGGCCTTCAATGGTAATGGTTTTACCATCAGGCGTATCAACTAGATATGGTTTCATTATTGACCCCTTCTAACTTTAAAGCCTGACTTTTTATTTTCTTTACCCTGAGGAATTACTCTAAATTGTTTTTCTCTTTCGTTGGGAGGAGCCACTGCTTTGTTGGCTGCTAATTCATTTTGTTGTGCTTGTGGCGCAGACACGGGTCCAACAGCAAGTTCTCCAGTTTCAACCTTAGGGCCAACCTTTGGCATTTCATTCAAAATACCTCTTGCTTGATCTCTAAATTCTTTTTCCAATCTTTTGAATTCAGATTGCTTGACCCACTGCGCTTCATAACGACCAGGTTCAGGTACAAAATTAGGATTTACAGCACGTTCTTTTTTCAGCTCTTCGCTTTTCCAATCATTAAATGCACTCACTTGAGCGGCAGCATATTCGCATTGAATGGAATTTAACTTTAAACGACTGGCTTGGTCTGTAATGTTTGGCAGGCTTGTCGGAATTTGAGCAAATGCAGGAAGATTTTCTTTGTTCTCTGCATAGATCTTTTCCCGTTGACCAGCCAAGTCAAAGTACCGATCCATTTTTTGCAATCGGCGAATTTGTGCTTCTTTTTGGTTGGGATCAAGTTTGGAGGCTTGAACAATTCTTATTTGATTTGCAACATTTTCTTTAGATTGGTTTACTGAACGCTCAATACCAGCTGATGTAGATGATTGTTTTGTTTGTTGCAACAAATCATTTACTGACACACCTGATTTTCCACCAACATTAAACTTATCGCCTTCTTCGTGTTTGATAATTTGTCCAGTAATGTTTCCAACACCCGTCACAATATCTTTGATTTGACCCGCAGACAAATCTTTGGTTTTGCTTCTAGCAAGAGAATCTAAAAGACCAATTGTGTTGCTACGATTGTTTTCGTAGTTTAATGTTGAGTTATTAAAACTCGCCAGCATTGCGCTAGTTTCAGGATCAAGATCAACAAAGTCTTTGGACAACTCAGCCATATCCCTTGAATAGGTAGATGCAGCACCAAGAGCGGCAACAGCTTTGTTTTGTTTGCTAGTGGTTTCTAAATATGTCTTGGTGTTGGTTTCCATTTCAAGAAGTTGCTTCTTACGAGCCAAAGTTTTATCTAAGTCTCGGCTACCTCCACGAGCTGCATACTCTTGGCGTGAAATCATCTTTCCATCAGGATCAAAGATCGAATCAATCTGACCAAGTTCATTACGGTTGACGATCAGCATCTTGCCTGCGTCATCGTATTCAGTTTCTGCTTTGACAGCACCGCCAGTAATCTGATTCAAAGCGCCAATCTTGTCACCCATAACAAAGCGCAACAAGGCCGTACCAACTTGTGGGTTGTCTTGAATGGTTGTCCAACCTTTGGCTCTAGCTTCATCACGATTGTTTAGGGTTTGATAAACCTGTGCAATCTCCATGCGGCCTTGAGCCGTGTTGGTATCAATAGAAGTTAAAGCTTGTGCAAGTGGCGCATGTTTTTCAATCACCGCAACTTTATCTTTTGCGGCTTCACTCACTCTAGGATCAAATGATGTTGTTAGGGAGTACAAAGCTTTTGTATCGCCACTATCTACTGCCGATTCAAATACATCAGCATCATTAACGGTAGCTGTTTTTACTGTTAACCCACCTTGCTTAATTGGCACAACATTGGAAGGTGGCGCAACACCAACTGGCGCAACTGCCACTTCAGGAGGTGCAACTGGAACTACTCCACCAGTGGCATCTGTTTCAGGAAGTTTTTTTAATACATCTACCATAATTTTTCCTTAAACAAACGCCATCAAAAGTTTGACAATTGAACCCATGTCAATTCCACCATCGCTCTTTGCGTCTTTGCCCATCTGACCTTGCCCAACATTAGATGGAGGTGGGACTTGAGCTTGTGTTGTTTGCAATGCTGCCATGTCTTGCGCTACATCTCTTTTGAATGGATCGGCGCTGACTGACTGCAAAGGGATTACTTGATCTACATCAACATCAACATTTGGAACAAATTGAGGCGCATCTGTAGGAGGCACACCAACACCGTTTTGTGTGCTGACCATGCTGGGTGTTAAGTTGTTGTCACGGTTTGCTTTAGCAAGCTTATCGTTTGTGGCTCCACTCATTTGAGGTGGAGCAACACCCTGACCATCACCCTTCATGTAACCCATCAAAGCTTCTTTAGGGTTAAAAGCATTATTCAAGCTGTCTACAGCACCTGATTTATACAAACCATAGGCCAAGGCTCCAGGCGCAATCATTTTGGCAAGTTCGCCAAAAGGACCGCTAGCCATGTGCTGGCGCTCCTTGCCCATGAATTGCATACCTAAACCGTCAAATGCTGTTGCCATAATTTCTCCTTACAGACCAAAGCCTTTTGATTGGCTTGATCCAGTTTGTGTATTGCCTTGTGTGCCAGCAAAGTTAGGTGTTGTGTTGGCTTGAGGTACGCCAAAAATAACTGAAGCGTACTTGTTGAATACATCTTGAGGAGCGCCAGCAAAACCAATCTTTGCGCCAGCTTGTCCAGTTGCGCCAGTCAAACCTTGTTGACCAAACTCTGCAAGCTTTTGAGCGGCAGTTGCACGGTTGGCCTCAACACCAGCGGAAGCCGCAGCAGCCGCAGTCGCTTGACGTTGAGCATTGAGCGAAGCAAGGTTTCTATCTGCCAAAGCCATACGAGCGCTACCAAGGCCACCCGAACCACCGTACATGGCATTCTGCCCAAGTTGAGATTCACGAGCCTCTTCACGGCCTTTTTGCATAGCAGCTTCAACTTGTTGGGCTTTGTAGTTGGGGTCAAACAAGGCTTTGAGGCCACTTAAACCCGTTCCATAAGCACCAGCACCCTGACGTTCTAATTCAGCACCAACACGCCCAGCAACATTGCCTGCGCTAGTAGCGGCCTCACCTACTTTTGGGGCTACATCCTCATAAACACCGCCAGCCTGATTAAGAATTTGCTTGTATGCTGGAAAAGCCGTGTCAGTTAAAAATTTAGTTTGTTCTTTTAATGCCTGCCGTTGCTCGGGCGACATTATCACTTCTGTTCTTGAACTACCACCTGATGATCCAAATGACATGATTTATCTCCTTATTAAGGGCCTTTGCCCTGTGAAGCACCAGCAGCGCCTGCTGTGCCGCCCTTACCAACGCCAGCGTTTTTCATTGCGTCTGTTGGGCCACCCGTAGAGCCAACTGTGTTTTTAAACTGAGTTGGCACTCTCATTGGGCTTACAGGGTTTCCTGAAGCATCAAGGTTTTGAAATGAATCAGGTTCCGCAATGTAAGAGCTTGTAGGTGTGCCTGTAGCTGGTGTTGCGGGGCTTGCCATTGAGCTTCCCCCCTTGCCTGCTGGAGCCGTGCCCAAGCCAGTGTTGCTGTTAGTGTTTGGCGCACCCATAGTAGGCTGGCCTGATGTGGCGCTCATGGTGGTTGAGTTGACCGATCCAGCGGGTGTACTGGGTGATGCACCCGCACCCTTACCCGCAGGCATAGATGATTGCGGTGATTGAACTCCTGCTGATGCTGCGCCCATAATTTTTCCTTATTTAAAGAATTTGCCGACCATCCAGCAAACTACTGAATATCGATTGCCTTCTTCCACATCTTCAACACCATGCATGATGAAGCTTGGGAATACAAGGACTGTGCCTTTGCTTTGCGGAGGGTAATACTTTTCGTGCCCGTTTTGTAGGTAAAACCTTCCACCTTTGAAATCGTCATTAAGGAAGGCAAGTACTGTAAGTTTACGACATTCATCCCCATGCGCCAAGAAGGTATCCACATGAGCCTGATACCGTCCACCAGCAGGATAAATTAAGAATTCAGCTTGGTTGGCGTGTGTAATATCAAATTTCCACGCTTGATGGTTTGCAGACATTCCAGCCGCTGCCAACAAACCACCAATATCCTTGTAAGTTGGTAAGATAACTCTTTCAACATTACGAATTTCCCTGTTTATCGTGGCGTTTTCAGAATTTCCAATTACAGGCGGTTCTTTTTTGACGGTTGAATTTGTGTACGAGCTGATCATTGAGTCGCACATCTCAGGCGACAAAATGTCTGTAAAGAACCATTGATTTAATTCATTGGCGCTTGGCAGATTTAATCCATGTCGTTTATCAAATTTCCATTCTTTGTGTGGACCATCAGCGTCAACGTAATGCAAAAAAACTTGTGCTTGCCATTTGCCTTTAAATTTTTTGCGCCAGTGGTGCTTTTCCATGCCACGGTAAAGAACGGCATCACCTACTTCCATAGTAATCTTGGATGCGTTCTTTTTATCTTCATCACCCATGAAAATAGGCCAAGGTTCACCATCAAACCCCAAAGTCAAAGTTGCGCTTATCTCGCAAGATGCCCTGTCTGTGTGAATCTTAAGCTTTTCCCCAGTTTTATATAGACGGGCATAGCTGTAGGTTGGATAAAGGCGTTTGCCTAAAACTTTTTCAAAATGCGGTAAAAGGTCAACAAGTAGCTTATCAAATACCATTGCCCCATGAATTGCTTCTGATGTTGGGCATTGAACATCTTTGACCGTTTGTTTTGCATCAACCAACCGTTTCAGTTCGGCAGTAAATTCATTGCAATTATTAATATCAAGGAATCCCTTGAGGTGTACATACTTTTCAATAGTGAACTGAGACAATTGATTACACATTAAGACTCCGTTGGTGGTTCAGGTTGTGGAATAGGTTTAATTGTTTGATCTGATGGGTTGTACCAAAATTGGTCTTGAATAACATCATCTGCACAATCAACCCAAAATAATGGAGGCGCATGTTCTATTTCAACATTATTTGTCCAAGCAACACGATAGCCTGTCTCCCTTTTTTCGTTGGGGGAAATTAAAGCTTTTTTCATTAATAATACTCCTCAACAACTATATATCCACTAGCTCCAGTACCACCAGTTTTAAATGGTGCTGTAGATTGCGCTCCTCCACCCCCACCAGCGCCATATCCAGTAGCGTTTCCACCTGGAGAAGTAGTCGGAGTTCCAGCGGAACCAGGCTGACCTAAAAATAAATTTGATATTCCTCCTGCGCCACCACCTGGAATACCATTAGTTCCATACATATTTATTTGACCATTTGACCCAACTCCACCAGCGCCGCCATTAGCACCTCCACCAGTTCCTCCATTAACCCCCGATGTTGCACTAATAGTAGCCCCAAAACTTGCTGGATTTCCTGCTGTTCCAACAGTAACAGTAAGTGAACTTGCTATTGCTGGGGCTGGATAGACACCTATAGCCGTGCCACCGCCACCACCACCACCACCACCATTATTATTATTTGTTCCAGAAGCTCCGTTCCCGCCAGCACCAGTAACAGTGACTCTAATTTGTTTAAGCCCTGTTGGTTTTGTCCATGGTGATGGAGAAGTATATGTTCTTACCACTACATTTCCTGTTGTGGCGCTTGCCATAACAGTTGCATCAGGAAATGTTACACCTGGAGCGCCAATACTTGTTGTTGCCATGCTTTACTCCTTAATTAACCAGCACTAATAGTGCCAGCAGATGAAATGGTAACAATTGTTGTTGCGCCATATTTGATTAACAAATTTGAACCTGATTGCTCAATTGTAAAATTTGCAGTTACCAAAGTTGGTGCAGATCCTGTAATACTGATAGGCCATGTGCCCGATGATCCAGTGCCTGTGGGCGATGGAACATCTGTACCTATTACCAATCCAAGATTTGTTCTAGCTGCCGAAGCGGTAGAAGCATTTGTGCCGCCTTTGGCAATTGTTACTGGTGAATTTAATTGGCTAGGCGGTACTCCTCCCGAGCTATCTAAGCTATTGGAAAAGTTGGCTAAATTCATTGCTTGGGTCATTTTGCGCCTTTCAGCATCGCTATTTCAGATTTTAGTATTTCAAGTTCTTTTTGCATATCAGCAAACAATTCTTTCATACTGGGTTTATGTTCGTTGTAAATAGGCATATCCATACCCAATACACCAGCGGCGCTGATTGATGATGCGGAAGCCTCTCCAGCACTTCTAAATGATACAAATTGTGAAGGCTGACCACTAAATGACAATGCGCCAATGATTGTGTATGTGTATATAAAATCAGATACGCCAGCCATTGTGTAGTCAGTTCCAGCCCTTATTAAAGCGCCACAAAACCACATTAAATGAGAGTTACGGGCAAATTGGGTTGGAAACACTACGTTATTATTGGCAAAAGTTGTTTGTGTATAGTTTTCAGAAAATATCAAAGCATTTGCATTATTAAAAGCAAAAACCACAATGTTTAAATTACCGCCAACTGATGGCGTAAACAATTCGTAGCCTTGGTTTGTTCCTATGTAGTCATAATCAGAGTCCACTATTAAAACGCCATTTAACAAAAGTAATTCAGCGCCATCAGTATTTGTAGACGGAATTATTGTTTGACCATTTACCAAGGTTTCTGTTTGAACAACAAAAGGTACTTTGTCTGCTGATGTGGAGGCATCAATCAACCTAATGTAATACATCTGAATCACATCATTCAAAGCGCAAGCACTTGCTAAAGTCACTGTGGTTGATGTGCGCGTGTAATCCACATTAGGATCAAGAAAACACCCATTGCGAAACACCAAGATTTGATTAGGTTGTGTATTTGAAAAACTAAATGCCGTTTGCCCTGCGGTTGCAGTTGTTTGCAATGTGCTGTAACGAACAGTATCTAATGCCGCAGCTTGAACAATTCTTCCAAACTCATCTACCTCAATAGTTGATGTGGATGCTGGATCAAAAGAATATCCAGCGGTATCTCTACCTTGCCCATAAGGATCAAGATTTAAATTTACAACACCATTGGCTCCTAAATTGGAAAACCCAATACGGCCCGATGTTGGACTGCTGACATTGACAACTACAGATCCCGTGCGCCTGTAGACATCAACGTATGGGCTTGCAGTTATTGTTTGAGTTGTTTGATTTAGCCAACCTGAATTGTCAGGCGCATCAATAGACAAATTAAATTGTGCTGTATTGCCGCCAGTTGTTCTTACCCACAAAAAAACATCAGTAATGAAAGTACCACCAGCAGCAAACCATGTGTAATTTGCTGGGTTTGTATCAAGGGCAATAATGTCAGATGCTTGCAGGCCAAAATATGTCTTACCCGCAGGATCATTAGATGAGCTTGTGCCTGTGCTGCTTGTGCCATATCTAATTAATAAATATCTGAATGGAGATTCAACAATTAATGGGTCTGTTGAAATAATACCAATGTCAGTCATTGCCCCCAAAGTGGTAACGTCTAAATTAATGGTTGTCCCATAGATATATGGAAGGTAGCCAATTGGTTTGTTTACGCTGGGAACAAAAGAAATGTTTCGTCCACCAAAAGTTCTGTAGAACAATTGGTTGGTTGTTGAAAAAGTAAAGGGCGAAAATTCGTAATCTGTAGGGTCTACTGATATGGTGTTGTCGGTTGATGTTGCTAGACCATAAAAGAATTTATTTGTAGGACTATCGCTAAGTCCTGCGCCTGTTGGGTCATCAGCAAACTTAACATTCATCCATTGATCAAAAGGCTTAAATGGGTTGTCAAGATCAATAGACCGCAAAGGCACAAGTCGCCAATTTTGGTTTAAGTCAGGCGCTTCTTGCGATGCAGCAAAGGTCGCATGTCGCCCACCAGCAGTTACCACCCAAAGGGTCTTAGTTGCTCCAAATCCACCAGTTACTAGAAACCATGTGTATTGTGAGGGGCTAACGCTTTCAGTAACAGTGTCATCGTTGTACAAGCCAAAGTACAAACGACCATATGGGTTATCGCTAAAGTTCAGCCCCGCAGTGTTATCGGCATATTTAACATCCAAGTATCTGTATTGGTATTGAATTAATGTGCCAACAGTGTTGGAAATAAAACCTGTTGTGGGGTCGTTGTTGACGGGGTATTGCCCAGGCGGCGTACCAGCACCCAAGTTTGCAAGGATGTAATTGACCGCCTCAGAAATCTCTGAGATCGATGGGTTGCTGTCCAGTGCAAATGGCATTAGAACGCATCCTCAACAATTGAAGCTTGCCAATTCATTGCCGTCATGTTCCATGCATTTGTTGCATCGTTGGATTCAACTTTGATTGACACAGTACGCACGGCGTTTTGCTGAGTGGTCACCCATGGGTTATCAGTCACGATGGCAACCGTGCCTGTTTGACCATATGTTGGGTCTTGCGCTGTTGAGTTAGCTCCACCAATGGTGATGTCGACATTTCCTGTGCCAGCAATTTCAGGCAAAGCACGGTGGATGTAGACCTTAGAGCTGTAAGGAACTGGGCCACGTTCAGATTGCAAAACAAGATTGTTTCTTTCAAACAATGCTGGAATTGGCGCATCATTAATAAATGAATTGCCTTGACCTGTTTGAATTAATTTTGCACTAGCTGTGCTGCCTTGTGCGTATGTAACGCAACGTGTTGCATACAAAAAGTCACTTTCATCTGCGCTGTACACAGGGGCTTCACAGCCATTACACGCATCCTCAATGTCTTTTGGAGCATTCCAAACTTGAAGGTCATAGCGGTATGACAACATTTTGTTGCACCAGCCAGTGCTGTTCAAGTCAGGATAGTAGATCTCAATCTGATACTTCTGCGTGTTGTTTACCATAAACAAACGGTTTTGGTAAGTTGGACTTAGGTTGGAAAAAAAATAATTTCTAACCCGCTGGTTACCCAAAGAACTAAAATTGCTTCCATCGAATACCCAAATGTCTCTACTATCAATTCCATACACAGCTTGGTCAGTGTTGACGCAACAATTGTTGTTTAGCAAGCCACGACCTTGGTTAAACAGTCGAACTCCAAAAATTGGTGCTGTGCTGCTTTGATATGCAATTGGGCTAAACACCACGGTATCCCAATATGAGCAAACGTAAAAACTGCCACCTAAAAAGAAACCATCAACTAATGGCCCACGCACAGGTACTTCTTGTTCGTTAGCAATGTTGGTTAGGGTTGGCTCCCAAGTAGCTGGGACACCTGTATCAGCAAAAGCTTGTGACCACCGAACCGTTGTTGGGAAATTTACTGTGACGCTGGTATCAAGATCTTGAGTTAAATTGCCTGCAATTAAAATGTTGCCAACATTGGGCGAGCAAAAATTACGCACAAATCCTGCGCGAGTTGCAACAACACCAACTCCATAGTCCCACACAAAATTATCAGGCGCTGTATCGTAAATTTGGATTTCGGTGTCAGTTGGACGGTAATACATAGGAGGGCGCAATGTGTCGTTGATAAAAAACACACCACCAACCCATGATGAAGTAATATTTAGATCATCGTTATATCCCGTCAAAGCAACATTTGGATTTGCTCCATAACCTGGAGTTATATTGGTAACACCAGTGGTTGCAACTTTGTACCATTTTCCTTCACGAGTTGCCACAATATAGACAAATGTGGTTTGATCACGGTAGTTGGCATTTACAAAAATGGAGTTACCTGGAACGGCATCTAATATTTGTTGTTCGCCATAAACCTTCTTTACACCACGCACATCTGCTTCAACATTCAAACCGTTGTTGTACTCCGTTGGACCCAAAGCATTGCTAGGCACATCGGGTGTAAACGACATGTTGGTAAACGGTGTACGCAGACGGGTGTAATCAGACATTTTGTTCCTCGGTCATGTACCCTAGATTTTTTACCAATCTAGCATCCGATGGGTTGTATTCCAAAGCTTTTTTGCAATACTGGACAGCTTGTTCTTTATGACCAAGATGCCATGCTGCAATTGATGCCAAATCATAAGGCTTTTCAGTCCAAACTGATGGGTCCATTGTGTAAACAGCAGCTTTATCGGTAATTGTCAAAGCTTGTTGTGCGGCAAAATAAGATTCAGACCACATGCTACGGCGGTAACACAACATAGATAACTCCACCCAAGGCTCGCGGGTGTATGGCGCTTCAGCGCAAGCCAGTCTTAACCACTTGATTGCATCCCAGTCTTTTTCTAACTCGGCATATGACTGCCCCAATAATCGCATGGCATAGCAACGCTCGTTTGACCATGTTGCCTGCGGCATTTCAAGATACTTGTTGAGCGCATCAATAGCGTCACCCCAGCGGCGATTAAACGTCAGCTCACGGGCGTGATAGAAAGCGTTTCTAGGGCAATTTGGATCTTCCTTGACCGCCACATCCAACAAGTCCATGTACTGGCTTCTTGACTTGTTAGGGTCGGGGTGGTGGCTGACCAAAAGCATGTCAGTGTGCGCCCATACCTCTTTTGTTCTTGGGTCGGGCATTGGATATTCGTGGCAAGGGTGATGCCAAAAGTAACCATGACGGTGGTGGATCTTTTCGTAAAAAAACGCAATACCGCTACCCCAGTCAAATTTGTATCTCAAACGAGTTGTATCTGCTTGCCAAACCCGTTCAATTTCGGTTCTCCAGCCTTTTTCCATAACTTCGTCTAAGTCCAGCGAAATGCAGACATCTACGTCATCAGGAAGTAGAGCAAGAACGGCCTCACGAGCTTTGTCAAAGCGCCAAGGCTTGATGCGGATGTCGACCACGGAAGCGCCGCATTGTTTACCAAGATCAACAGTGTTGTCTGTTGAGCCTGTATCGCCAATCAAAATGATGTCGGCATCTTTTGCCGACTCACAAAATCGTTTTACAAACTGTTCTTCGTTTTTGCTGATGGCGTATACGGCAATTTTCATGCTTTTCCTTTACTATGGTGTTCCATATGCTGTTGAGTTTGCAGCCGCAATCGTATTTCCTGAAGTATCAATTGAAAATTTGTCTACGCCTGAATATCTGAAATAAAGTTTTGATCCACTTTCAACAATAGTCCAATTTGTAACAGATAATCCAGGGCCAGTAGGTCCAGTAGGTCCAGTAGATCCATTTGCACCAGTGGCTCCCGTAGAACCTGTTGGCCCAGTAGGCCCAGCAACACCTTGAATTCCTTGGATGCCTTGTATACCTTGAGGCCCAGTTGGACCTTCTACAGTTGAAGCTGCACCCGTGGGTCCCGTAGGTCCAGCAACAGTTGAGGCCGCACCAGTAGGTCCTGTTGGTCCAATATCTCCTTGTATGCCTTGTGCGCCCGTTGGACCAGTAGGGCCAATATCTCCCTGAATTCCTTGCAGACCTTGCACACCTTGAGGTCCTGTGGGCCCAGCAACACCTTGCGTACCTTGATCACCCTGTGCGCCTGTTGGGCCAGTTGGTCCTTGAACGGTAGATGCCGCACCTGTTGGCCCAGTAGCTCCTATTGGGCCAGTTGGCCCTGTTACGCCAACAGACTGCAATACTGCAATTAATGCATGGTTGTTTGCAAAACCAGTAGTGCCTGTGCCGCTTGATGAATCTAAAGAAACTGTGTAAGTAACGGATGTGTTTGTAACAATAGTGGGGTTAGCGGTTAACGTCCACTTTTGATAATTAGCAGAATTGTTTTCATCTTGCAGAATGACATGATCGCCAGTTTTTAAGAACCCTAAAAACAAATCAACATCAATATTATTTGAAGTTAAATGGCTAAACACCAGTTGTGTTGCTGATGTTTGAGTTGCGTTATTCCAATATACATAACCAGCACTTGGTGTGCCTGATGTTTGGCTTGTGTCTGCTTTGTACTCAAACAAGGATGATGAAGTACCATCAATACCTTGTGGCCCAGTGGGTCCAGTTGCTCCAGTGGGCCCTGTGGCTCCAGTTGGTCCAATAGAACCTGTTGGTCCAACATCGCCTGTTGGCCCTGTGGGTCCTTGAACACCTTGTACGCCTTGAATACCTTGATCACCTTGCGAACCAGTTGGCCCCGCTACAAATGAAGCTGCGCCAGTAGGTCCTGTAGGGCCAGTTGGGCCAGCAACAGTTGAATCAGCTCCTGTAGGTCCAGTGGGGCCAGTTACACCCTGAATACCCTGCGTACCAGTTGGTCCTTGAATACCTTGCACACCTTGGATGCCTTGGATACCTTGAGAGCCTGTAGGACCTTGAATGCCTTGAATGCCTTGATCGCCCTGAATACCTTGAGCGCCAGTAGGCCCAGTTGGGCCTGTGGGGCCTTGAACTGTAGAAGCCGCACCAGTGGGTCCTGTTGCACCCGTAAGCCCTGTAGCGCCTGTTGGACCCGTTGGACCAGTCGCACCTGTTGGACCAGTGGGGCCAGTAGGTCCTGTAGGGCCAGTAGGGCCTGTTACGCCAAATCGAACTGTTGTGCCATAAAGACCTGACGATTCAGCGCCTGGTTGTGCAATTACATTGCCCGTGCCGCTATTCCCATAAAGGCCACTGGTTGCCATGTGTTACCTCACTTAAAGCTGTATCTTGGGTTTCGAGGCTGGAACTCAGATGTCAGGTGAGTGTCGCCACCACGCCATTTATCTTTAAAGTTCTGATCTTCAATCTTGCCGTAAGCATCTTCGAAGCGACCATCCCATTTGACAGCCTCTTCGTTGTTTTTGTTTTTGTCATAGTACGCCCACAATGTGCCGTACAGATAGCCTTCAGGGAAAGATGCCAAAGCCGCATTGTTTTGAACAACAGGGTTATCCTCATCTTCGGTTGGGCTTAACAAAAACGGAAAAGTGCGCTGGTAGTAGGCTTTGATGACTACGTTTGCGCCAGGGTTTGGTGTGAACACATAGTTGGGTCCAACTTCACTGAACGAAGCGCGGATAACCCGTGGCACACCAAACGGGCGCACATAGAGTTGATCAATCATTCGGCGGCGAATGATCTCACGGTCACCAACACGGTCATAAATAATCCAAGGACCATATGAAGTGTTAGGGTCATTGGATGGAGGTGTTTCTTGAAAAAACAAAATAGGCCAATTCATATCCGCAGGGATAGGAGCCAAGCCTTGTGCATCGGTTGTCAAAATTGTTGGGTCAACGGTGTCATACGGATTGGTACGCAAGCCAGGCAGCTCAATCACACGCATCTTTAACTCAGCAAGCTGGATACAGGCTTGGATTTCCAGTGAGGATTGTGTGGGTAACTTGAGGATAGTTACGCCAGGGTAGCTTAAACCAGTCCAAACAGCTTCAGGATCTGTAACGGTAATGGTTGTGCTGGTTACTTCAATAACACCTGTGTAATTTGAAATTCCTGTGCCAATAAAGTCGCCAACATACACCAAAGCGCGGGGGTCTGCTGAAACAGTAATAACTTTGGTTGTTGTGTTGAATGAAGTGGCGGTGATGCTTAAAGGTGATGGTATTGCCCCTACCCACTGTGCTACACGACTTACCAATGCGTTAGCAGATTGAATGAATAAGGACATGGACTACCTCACTTGGTCGGAATAGCTGGATTGTATGGCAGGGGGATCTTGCCGCTTGGATGGCAGACAAAATCAGAATAATATTCATTGACAATGGCGTAAAACAATATCTTGTCTTTTTTGTCTTGTTTGATCAACTCCCAAGGGCGATTATTAAACCATTTGGAACTGATTTCATGGGCAAAACATTTAGGCAACTGCATGGCATGAAAAGTACCAGCAAACAAAGGATTGTCAGTACCGTGAATCGCATGAAATTCCCTTCGTTCTTTGCAGAACTGTTTGATTTCCTGCACATTCTTTTGGTCGTACTGTACATAGCGGTGACCGTTAACAGCACCTACTTTGTAATCCATCGTCTTGGTGTTGAACGTCTGCGACCAAGTGCCTGACTTAACCTCATTGAAGAGTTTGTCGTTTTTGCGTAAAACGCCATCTATTCCAGCTTCAAGGTTACCCTTGGTGTAATAGTCTTCGTTAATTTGCGGTGTGTTATCTAATTCCATGCAATTCTCTTTTAAAAAAAGAAGGCTCCGAAGAGCCCCCTTTTGGTTCGACTTAGTCTTGTGGGAACAATTCGATTGTGAATCCTTCAAGGATCACATTGTCTGTTGCTGTAGCAATATCACCAGTGATAGTAATTGATGTACTTGCAGCAGTGTTGATTGCTGTGTAGACAGAAGCACCAGTAGAAGCGCCGCCAATCAATTGGCTGGTTTGTGCAGTCAATGCACCACGATTACGAATGGAGTTCATAGAACTGCCGCCAGTAGAAGTGGTATATGAAGATGAAGAACCAACAGCAGAACCGCCAAGGTAAACAGCACCAGCTTTAGCGCCAGCAGAGTTATTGGTGGCCCAATTGGCAGTAACAACGATTTGACCGTTGTCGCCAATAGCGCCAGCAGGAACAGTGACGTTAATCAAAGTTGTTTCAGTGGTAGATCCAGTGTAAGCACTGTTTGAACCAGTTACCGCTGTCAAAGTTCCTGTAGGAACAGCAGGGGTAAATGCAACAGAGCCAACACCGTTTGCAACACCGTATTTACCAGCGTACACAACACCAACTGTAGTGCTTGAAAACACAACATAGTAAATACCACCAGTTGAGTCACCTGACACAGCAGAAGCTGGGAAGTAACAGAAAGCGGAAGCATAAGTTGTTGGTAAGGCAGTACCCAAAGTCACAGTGCCGTTAGTAGCAATAGTGCCACTGTTAGCAACCATAACAGGAATACCACTTGTAGCCAATATGCGGGGGAAGAACTGAGTTTCTGCATTGACATCAATAACACCAGTAACAGCGCCAGTGTTTACGTCAGTGGCGAATGCCGTGTTGTATTGCTTGAAATTTAAAGACATGATTTTTCCTTTAAAAGATTAAAAAAAAGGGAGTGGTTAGCTCCCTTTTTGCTTTACACCAAATAACGCTTGACTTGAGCGGCGGCACGAGGAGTAGTAACCACTGCGCCAGTTGTCATAGCTGCCAAAACAGCCACACCAGCTGGGTTACGCACAATCAATGTGCCTTCCATGATGTATTGGTCTAAAGAAGCATCAGCATTGCTGAACACTTCGTTATTTGGGCCAAGTTCACGCAAAGAACCCCACTGAACAACATCAGGATTCAAGAACAGAATCGAAGTGTTGTCTGCGCCAGTCTGATCCATAACCCATGAGTCATCGATCTGATAGGTGTAGTTGAAGTCACCTTCGTATGTACCAATCGTGTCGCCCTTGTCAGCAGGGTTAAAACGGTTGATAGAACGGCTCTGAGGAATGTTGTCAGAGATGGTGGTACGCAACGAGGTTGGAACAACCATGTTGGTAATCTTGGCATTGAAACGCTGTTCAGCGGTAGTAACCAACTGCTTGTACAGCACGGGGCTGAAAGCTTGCAGGGTAGTACCTGAACTGAAAGTGAAGTAGCCAAGGCCAGCATTGCTCAACAAACCATTGAAAGGAGTGTTGGTGGCAGTTGCTGAAGTGGTGTCGTTACCATCGCTGGTAGCCAAGTTCAAAACGGAAGTACCGTCTGTGTCGTTGCCTGAACGTGTGCCAGCAAAAGAGTACAAAGAACCAAAACGGCGACCGTTGTTTGGTGCTGCACCTTGAGTAGCATCTTGGCCTGAATATTTAATGGAAGCACCATCGGCACGAACCATTTGCAATTCAACGTCAAACATGATTTCAGTCAATTGCTTGACTTCTTGATACGCTTGGGGATCACCACCAGCTTGTTCAACAGCACGAGCAGTACCAGTAGCACCGATTGTGGTTGTAAAGATCTGTGTGTAGTTACCACAGTTAGCACGGGTGTTGCTGTCAGCGTTTGAAGCTGTAACGGCAGCGCCTTCTAACTTTGCGTTCAAAGTAGGTGTGCGGAAGTAATCAATGGGCCAAATGTGCAGGGTCGAATTGATCTTGCGTTTTTTGCTCATTGCCATGTTGGTGATCGGGGTGCGATCTTTAACATAGTTAGAAACGGTCAGGTCCAAGTCCTTGACCACGATGTCGGTAGTGTATGAACCATTACCGTTACCCAAGCTTGTTGAGGTGATTGTTGACATTTAAAAACTCCTTTGAAGATTAACGGCGGCGTGTTTTGTTTGCCGCCAACATGGCTGCCAATAGATCCTGTGCGGCTTTCTTATCACCTTTGTTGGCTCGTTCTTGGAGTTGTTGTGTCTCAGGTATCGGAGATGTTTTGGCTTTAGATACGGGGCGGTTGGACGCAGCCAACGAGCCACCAGCATTCTTTACCTTGGGACCTTCTCGGAACTTCATGCCATCCCGAATCAAACCTAAGATATGTTCATCACTGGATAGAAGATCAATGTTCTTCACGCCAGGTATGTACGAGCCATTTGCACCTTTCCAATTCTTTGCCAGTTTTTCTCTCAGTTCCTCAAAGTGGGCTTTATTCGCCAACTCTTTGTCGCTGAAACTCTGTCTAGCCTGCTCAAGTTGTTGTTGAACATACTGTGACCGAATAGCAAAAAACTGCTCTACCTTCGGGCGATTAGATTTAATAAAGCCAGCCTTCTCTTCAATCAATTGAGTGTTTTGACGGATTGCCGCCTCTGCTCTGCTACGTTCTATTTCATCCGTAGCTTGACTTCGGATCTGCTCCCATTGCTGGTTGTACTGTTGGAGGGTTATCAGCTCATCTGCCGCACTTTGCAGTTGCGGGACAACCGTTAACTCCAGCCCAATCTGTAAACCATCAAGCTGATTAATCCTACTCGCCGTTAACTCTTCGAACTCTGCCTTCTCGGCTTTAAGTTTCCTCGCATTTTCATGAATAGCACTGCCTTGACCAAGAATTGCTGCCGCCTTCGATGCTGTTAGCTCCACAAAGCCGCCTTCTGCGTCCTTGTTGGGAATTCGCAACACCATGTCAGGGTTCGCTTCCGCAAACTCTAGGAAATTGACACCCTCATTTACACCATCGGTGGATTCGGAGTCTTCACTATCGTTTGTCGGGTCTTCAGTCGTTGCATTGCTATCTTCAGGTTCGGCTTCCTCTTCAGGAGCCGCCTCGGGTGCTGGACTATTTCCAGTTGTACCCGCTGGTGGCGGCTGACTTCCATCAGGCTGCGGAGTGTTACGCCTATTGGCGGCAATCATCGCGGCAATGGAGTCTGCGGTTGGTGCGCTACCAGTTTGCTCAGTGGCGGGTGCTACTGCACTTACGTCTGACATATCTTACCCTTATTTCTCGTTTGTTTCAGCTCTTCTCAGAGCCACCTTTCCGAGATATTCCTGCTTTTCGATAAAAGCCACGAAATCCCGAACCCCAGCAACAAAATGTGCGTTGCTAATCCTGTCAGCGTCTGTCTTATCGTCTTCCAGTCGCTCTAATATGTAAAACCTGTACAGGTTAAACATCAATGCAAAATCCTCGTTCCTAAGGAGGCGGCTGGCGCACTCCCCATTTTGTAAAACCAGCGTTCTCTGATCGTGCGTGGCCTCCTTGTATGTGTGTTCTGTTCGTGTCCTTCGGTTGAAGGCTTCACGGATTTTCAATACCAAGCTTTTCATTTCCATCCTTTTCAATCAACTTGCACAGCAGTTAGCTTGCCTTGTGATGCAGCTACGCCTTCATAGTAATTGTCCATATCAATGTCTTCAGCTTTCTTAACCAGCAATGCTGTGTTGGCTGCTTTCTCTCCAGCAGTGGCTTTGTTAAGCTCCATCTTGGACTGCTTTTCTTGTTCGTCCATGCTTGGTGGTTGCTGTGATTTAGACTGCATGATCTTTGCCGCTTCTTCTAAAGTAGGCAAGTACGCATCTACATCTTTTACGTTCAACACACGCAATGTGTCTTCGTAAGGGCGGCGCACTTTGGCAAACAACTCAGGTACGCTTGGGTCAAGCTGCATCATTGCTTGGGCAAACTGTGTTTGGCACTGAACAATTAATTGCTGGCGGGTCAAACGATTCTCTTCAGACAAAAAGCCCAAGGCCAAATCAATGTTAATCAGCTTGCGGTCAATGAATTCAAAGTTTTCCATAGAGATTGCATCCATGAAAGGTTTGCCTTGAGACACAACACCAGCCAATTGCTGAATGTTGTAGTCATCAGAATACTGAAGCAGTGTTTTCCACACAAGGTAGATCATGTCCCGCACAGCAATCGCGCAGTTCTTGACCATCTCGTCTTGTATCAACTGGTTTGGTCCCATTGCTAATTGCAACTTATAGCCACTGTTGCCGTCCTTCATTACTTCAGGGTTCAGCACATCGTTGGGGCTGGTCATACCGATCATTGCCATCTTGTCGGATTCAAACCTTTGCATGGCTGACTGGACGTAGGCCAAGTTACCTTGCATCACGCCAAATTCGTAAACGTGTTTGGCAGGATCAAACTTGCGGTCCAAAATAAACAAAGCGGATACACCGCGCTGTATTTCTTCGGCATCTACAAACTCAGGATTAACACCAATGCGAGGAGTTGATGCCTGCATTGCAAATGCCATCTCGGCGCGGCAAATAGAGGTGGCGTACTCTTGCATGGGAACCAAACGCTCGGCAAGGCTGTAGCCAAAGAAGTTGCCAGTGATTGGCTTTGGACACATGTTTGCTAAAGGTATGAAGTCGACCTCTTTGACGTACAGGACGTAAGAACCCGAGAAACAGCACTCAATCAGTTCTTCATCGCCGTCATTGTCAATGTCTCTACGCAACCATGCTGTGGTCAACATCACCACACGGCTGAAGCGGTCAGCGCCTTGGGAGGCAATCACTCCTTGACCTGGCACTGGGGTGGAGTCACGAGCGTGGAGCGCCAAGTCGTTTTCCAATGCGCCAGCTTGGTAAGCGCCAGCAGGACCGTAAGCAGCATGATCGGCAAACTTCTCCATGTCGATGTATGGATACATCTCTTTGGCTTCATGGATTGTCATTGGGTCATAGAAACCCAAGAAGTCCTGATCTTGAATGCGAGGAATTGTTGGGTTGCAGACAAAGTAATGTTGGGCAACGTGCTTAATGCGAACCGTTGTGGAGTAGCCTGTCAGCTTGTACTCAGCACGGTAAATGGTGTTGCTGTTTAATGCTGCGCCAATGTCTCCATCAGCATCTTCACTCTGCATGGCTTCTTGCATTGCGCCTTGCA